AGGCCGTCTGAAATTCAGACGGCCTTTTTGTTATCCATGTATTTTCCGCCATTCGGTTTTTGCCTGCTGTTCGCGTTGGTCTAGCCAGTCGGCGATGGCGGTAAGACTGACGAATTGGCTGCTTTTTTGACTGCTGTCCGTATTGATGACCGGCCATGGGAGGGTTTGGGTTTTGGCGCGGCGGCGGGCGGTTTTTTCGTTTATGTGCGGTAACCAGTCGGCAGTGGCCTGTTCGAGAGTGATGTGGGTTTTGCCGTAGATGAGCATGAGCCGTTGGCGGGTAGGTAGGTTTTCCATTTTTAGTGTGCCTTGTGTTGTTGTCTGATTCTTTCTGCGTAGTCTTCCGCGTCTGTTCGGGTGGTGAATTCTTTCAGAACTTTGGTGCTTCGCCGTCTGCCTGCGTTATTCTTTGTCCAGTGTTTTTTGTTATATTGGGGAGGCTGGTATTCGATTACCTGCCATTTGCCGTCGTGATGCCGGAAGCCTATATTGGGTTGGGTGTTAATTTGGGTATGCTGTATGCGGTCTGTCAGGGTCATTTTGTGTCTTTCATGGTGCCGTCCGCCCACCGTTTGAATTTAATGCCGGTAGTGCGCTCGGTGATGATTTGAAGGATGATTAGTATCAGGGCAATGATGGGCGGCATTATTCTTCTTCTTGGAAGAGGATTTCTAGTATTTTTGTAATTCGGTTCTGTACCATTATTTCTACTGTCAACATGATGAGTGCAGCCATCAGTACGGCAATAAGAATAATGGCGGTGGCGATGTTGATGATGTTTTCCATATTTACTCTCCGTAAACGATGCCGCGCATACGTTCTTCTGTGGTCATACGTTCGTAGTTTTTTTCAAGTTGCAGGGTTGCGAAGTCGGCGGCGTCCTGTTGTTGGCGGATGAGGCATTGGACTTCGGTTTCTTGAGAAGGTTGAGGTGTGGTGCAGGCTGCAAGTATGGCAAGTAGGGCTGGGTTGAGCAGGGTTTTCATTTTCAATCCTTATGCAATTACAGTCCGCCTTCCGGCGCTCTTGTTGGCATGATGTAGAAGCGGCAGTTTTTGAATTTAAATAAAATTGAGCATATTCCGCCGTCCTTGTTTTTGTTTGACAGATAAAAAGGGAAGAAGATGGGGTGTTTGAAACCTAAACTTTTTTGGCATTTATCCAATTTTTTAATTAAGCTGATGTCAATGGCCAGATTTTGATTGATCACGTCTTCAATCATGACTGGGTCTTTAGCGTATTCTTCGATTCTTTGTGTTTTGGGGAAGTCGGATGTGTCAGGCTTTTTAAACTCTAATGCGCCCACTGCAATGCAGTCGTCTCTGATTTCGATATTGGCAATGTCGCTTTCTCTGTCTTTTAAAACCGCGCCCAATACAATGTTTGGAATGAAGATGTCTTCATCGATTTCTTTCAGTTCTTCGTGTTTGATAATGCAAAGTACATGACCATCGGTTGCTTTGATTTCGCCTGTTTCCTTATCGAGGAAAACGCCGTTGATGTAATGTCTTGGGTCGTTGTTTGCTGCTGCGGCTGCGGCGGCTTTCAAAAGATTTTTTTTAATTGAAAATTGTTTCATTTTTATCTCCGTTTAAATCAGCAGGCTTTTTGCAGATCGTTTTGAGTTAGGGCTGTCAGTGCTTGTTTGACTGCCGCCATGGGAGTTTTGTACTCGGGAACAAGTCCGACAATGAGTTCGCCGTCGGTGTTGATGATGTCGCAACCGTAGTGCTCTACGGGGTGGCCGTAGGCAGTGCGGGTGGTTTCGGCGGTTACGCGGATGTCGATGGAGTATTCTTCTGTGATGGTCATTTTGGGGTCTTTCGGGGTTGGGTTTTGTGGAGGTCGTCTGAAGATTCACGCTTTCAGACGACCTTTTGCTTTATGCTGAAACGATTTCGCGGGGGTAAATGTTTTGTACCAGTCGCACTGCATCTTTCAGAGTTTTGGCTTCGTGGCGGGCGGTTTCGCTGTAAATACCGCCACCTTCTCGGGAACTGTTGCGCTTTTGAATGGCTAGTTTGCCGTCCTGCCATGTGGCGACTTCGACTTTGCCGGCGGTGGCGTGGGTGCCAAATTTAACGTAGATGGGTTTCATGATTACTGTGTCCTGTTGTTTGCTTCGATGGGTGTATAGTACAAAAATACTTATTACTTGTAAAGTACAAGAATACTTAAAATGGCATTGAAAATATCTAGTTTTTGATTTTAAAAGAAATTAATTTTTTAGGTTTTAAGTCTGATTGTACTTGTAAACAATAAAAGAAAACGCCCATATAGGCGGTATATGTGAAGCAAATAACGGTATAACCCCTATCGAAGGGGGTAAACCCTGTCTAAAGACAAAAGAAAAGCCCGCGCGGGGCGGGCGGGTTGAATGGGGGGATTCAGGCTGCGTTGTCAGGGTTGTCCCTCAAGTATTCGGCTTCTGTTACGTCATCCTCAAAATTCAGGGATAGCGGTATTGCACTGCCTTTTTTGTCGTTGCATACATCAACGTCGGTTTTGAGCTGGAAGCAGTCGCCGACGATTTGCTGACGCCGCTGCGAAAATGCTTTATGGAAATGTTCCACAGGCACATTAGAATCATCCAAATCTGCCCATAATGTGGACTGTTTGCCGTTAATGTTTTCTCTTACCGCGTGTTTGGCACGATAGCTGCGCCCTTTAGAGTCTGCGCGCAATTCTTCCCTGAAATGGCGTGAAAATGTATTGGCAGCAAGCTGGATTTCATCGCGCATATTGGGTTGGTAGAGTTTGTTGTCCAGCGCCCATCCTGCCAAATCATGTACATCTACCCTGCCGTCTTCAATGCCTTTGGCCTGTTTGTATTGTTCTACGATTTCTGCGATTCGTTTTTTTGTGGCGTTACTCATCATTACTCCTATTTGTAAAACCCCATCCGTCATAGGTTGAGCCGTTTAAAATGAAATTCCGTACCGGAACAAGATGTTTGCGCAATTGCTGATATTTTCCTGTGCGGTTGTGGAGTTGCCCGACAACCAAGCCCGGGTGTATTTCATTGACTCCTGCAAAGGCAATAATTTTCCTTTCGGAAAAAATATAGGCACCTACGCGGACAATATAGCTGTCAAGTTTGGCGGCGGGGACGCAAAAATCTGCCGCTGCTTTGTTTGCCAAATGTTCCGATTCGGGTAGCCCGTCGATCTGAATGCCGATGTCTTCATCAATAACAGCCTGGTTTTTGCCGTCTCCGTTTAGGATGTGTTCCAATTCATGGCGGAGGGTAAACCAAAAATTGTCTATGCGGTCGTAGCGCAAGGTCATGCCGATAACCGGCTTTTGATTGTCCAGCCAAAAACAGGCGGCATCCAGTTTGCTGTTGGGCAGGCTTTCGACAAAGATTAATCGGACACCGCATGCAGACAGTATTTTGGGAACGTGGCGGACTTCTTCTGCCGAACGGAGCAGACCGGACAATTCGTCAATGGCTTTTTTTACAGCCGCATTGCTGAATTTTCCCGTTGTCAGTTGTTCGGCTGCCAACTGTCTGACTTTAAACAGCCATGCCAAGTTGGTAGTGCTGATTGTTTGTTGGTAAGCCGCGACATTTTGCTTGGCGCAAAATTGGAATTGCGGTGTTTGGTTGATTGTCTCGAGATTGAAGAAGTGTTTTACAGCACTTTCTAACTCTTCAAATGTTTTACCGGCATTAATCCACCCGCGTCTGACCATCTCTTTAACCGGATAGTTTTGATAAAGTGCTGACCTTAGCGGAATATCTTGATACTTGTCTGCTTCTAGCATCGAGAGTTGGAAGCGTGATTGAAGATTAAGCCATGTTTCAGCCGAAATACCCAGTGCTTGAGAGAGCTGCATGGCGGTATCGGGGGTAATACCCAGCTTTCCGGTAATAATCTGATTGATGGTTTTTGCCGGCCGCTGAATAATTTCCGCCAAGTCCGCCTGCGTCAGGTTGCGAGCTGCCAGTTCAGCCTTCAGGACTTGTCCTGCGTGTATCGGTTGGGCGGGTAGAATTTGAGTGTTCATTTTGGGTCTTGTGAATCAAGTCTGTGTAATACGATCCGTGTGCTTTCTATGCTGACAATCAGTTTGCATTTTGGATGGACGGTTACGGAATAAAGGCCTGAACCGTCATCACATGGCAATAAATCTAAAAATTGAGCCTGATGAAGATCGGATATGCTGTGGACAGATAGAAGATAATTGACAACAATCCTGTATGCGGCAGTTACTTTTGCACCTATCTGCTTATCCTGAAAGAATGAATCGGTAAACAACAGATACAGGTAATCTGTTTCAAACTTCACCTGCATATTAATATCTCCATTATATCAAATTTACACTTTGTGTAAATCTGTAAATCCGACTTTTTGAGATTTTCCCAAGGCGGAATTTGTCAATCCAATACACCCTGCCGGAAGGTCAGGCCGATTACGCCGGTCTATTTATCCAATAAGGGCGAATCTAGCTGTTGAATGCTCCGGCTGTTTAAAATGGACTGTATCTGTCGGCGTGCTTGTTGATTCAGTGTTACAAGCCGTTGTTGTTGGGTTTGCCCCAATTCAATCAATAAGGCGTTTTGGCTTTCCAGGCTTGCCAAGACGACAAGCTGTTCGATAGAGGCATAGTCTCGGATATTACCCGCTTTATCAGGATTTGCCGCCTTCCATTCCTTTGCCGTACAGCCGAACAGGGCTTTATTGAGTATGTCGGCTTCGGTTGCGTAAATGACGCCTGCTTGTCTGCCATTGATTTCGGCGGGTATCAGGTTGTTTTTGATGGCATCGGTGTGAATCCTGTATTGCGCTTTTGCCAATGTGCGCCGTATATCCCATTCCGCCTTGGCCGATTTGGATTCGGCTTCTTTCAGGCGTTGAAACTCTTTAATCAGATAGAGTTTAAATTCCGGGCTCAACCATGCGCCAAACTCGAAAGCGATGTCTTTGTGCGCATATGTGCCGCCATATCTCCCCGGTTTTGCAATAATGCCGATGCCGTTTACTTTCTGCGCCCATTGCTTGACCGATAGCGAAAATCGGTTCAGGCCGGCTTGGTTTTTAATTCCCTCGAAATCGGGGGAATTAAAATCCGGGTTGTTGATGCGCTCCCAAACGCCTAAAAAGTCAATGGTATTTTTGTTTCTTAACCAAGCCTCAATAAGGCTGCTACCGCCTTCAAAATTTGCAACCATATCGGTGAGGCTGATGTAATCCTCTTGATTGACGGTCGTAATTTTGATGTCCGTACCTTGGACGGTAATCATTTCATTACCCATTCTTTTTTCCTTTTCAAATTAATTTCAAACCAACACGCTCCACCAAAACACGCGCCCGATGACAGACAGGTCGTCTAAGCTCGCTTCTTCATCAGGATATTCCGATTGATTGTAGCTCCTGATTCTGACCTTGTTTTCAGGTAGCTTGTGAAGAATCTTAGTTCTCAAAAGTCTGCCGTGATTGATAGCGTAAATCTGACCGTCCCGAATAACCTTGTCCGCTGTGTTAATTCCAAGTGTTGCACCGCTTGGAAATACCGGCTCCATACTGTCCCCATCTGCCGTTACACAAACCACGTCAGCAGGGTTTATACCTCTCCGTCTAAGCGTTGACTTGGAAAAGCGCAATTTATAGCCGTTGTAGTCCTCTATGTCGTCTGAAAAGCCGTTTCCGGCTGATAAGTGAATCTCTTTGTATAACGGCACTTCGCAATCATCAGGAAGCAATGGCGTGTCATTGTCCCATTCCGCCAAAGTGCCAAGAACAGAAGCATTAGATTCAGGCTGTTTTAATTCCGCCTGACCGTCAAGCCAGCCACGAGGCAGGGATAACGTAGCCTCAATATGAGCCGCCGCACCAGTCCCGATATTTCTGTAACCATTCATCCATTGGTTGACCCGTGCCGGTGCTTTCCCGATAGCTCGGGCAAACTCTGCCTGACTGCCATTGAACCGTTTTTCAATCAATTCTTTCACTTTTTCAAGTTTGCTCATTTCTTCACTAGACAACGGCGTGGCGTTTGAAATGACGTCGTTATCTTCCTTTCCTGTCTCCAACCAATACGGGGAAACGTCTAATGCTTTGGCAATAGAGGCTAAATTTGTCGGTCGTTTGTTACGCCCTGATTCAATAGCCGCGATTGCTGCTTGGCTTACTCCCAAAAGATTACTCAATCCTGACTGACTTAAGCCCTTGTTTCTTCTGGCTTCTCTTAGGCGATCTTTAATTTCACTCATGCTGCTATTCCTTCTAGTTGTTATCGGTACAAATGTACTACAAAAAATAATTACTTTGGTACTTGTATTTAAGTATTTTTGTACTTATAATTATAAAAAGTTCCACAGAAGGGAAAAAATGAAAGAAACACCTCAAGAAATTGTCGCTTATCTACGGCAATACAAGAGTTCTCTTGAGATTGCAAAAGCTGTCGGATGTTCTCAAGAGTTGATTAACAAGATGGCAAGTGGGGAACGTCAGAATCCACGATATCAAATCATGGACGGATTGCGAGAATTGGCGAAAGCCGTAAAAAAAGAAAGCCCCACGCGGTGACGCGCAAAGACCTGCGCTCGGACGACTGGCACGAGATTTGGCCTGAATTAAAAGAGCCGCCCTGTTGATTTCCTGCCTCTCTGATATTTCCCAGTCAGAGTTTTTTACGGCGTTTAACGCTGCCTTTTATACCGCCTGCCTGCCTCAAAGGGGGGGGGCAGGCCTTTTTGTTGCCTAAAAAATGTGTAGGACAAACGGATATGGAAAACAAACTGGATTTTAAAACGGTTGCCGATGCGGCTTTGAATGCGGTGGACAACCTGCTTGCGGAATGGCTTCCGTCAGGCAAATATAAAGGGCATGAGTTCTTCGCCCTGAATCCGACGCGGGCGGATAAGCATCTTGGCAGTTTTGCGGTCAATACGCATTCGGGCGCGTGGGCGGATTATGCGACGAACGATGCAGGCGGCGATTTGGTCAGCCTCTATGCCTATCTTTTTTGCAACGGACGGCAGGGGGACGCGCTAAAAGCGGTCGCCGAGCGTCTGCGCATCGGCAATTTCGGAGCGGTAGAAAGGAAGGAATGGGACGGCGAGCCGAAGACGGGTAAGTCGAAACGGGAAAGCTGGCAGCCTATCGCGCCGTTCGATGAAGACCGTCTGAAATATCTGGAAGGCAGTCAGGTTTACCGTCTTTGTAAAAATGAGCGGGCGGAAGGCTTGCGGGCAGTGTACCGCGATGCGGACGGCAAGCCGCTTTGCGTTGTACAGCGCTTTATCGACCAGGACGGCGGAAAATCCGATTTGCCGTTTGTGTGGGCGAAAAACAGCGAGGGTGTAGAGAAGTGGACAAGCCGCCGCCTAAAGGATCCACAGCCGCTGTTCGGGTTGGATGCTTTGGCGGAAAGACCTGATGCGCCTGTTTTGATTGTCGAGGGCGAAAAGTGCAAGCTGGCGGCAGAGGCGTATTTTGATTTGAAGGGCTGGGTTGCCGTGTCTTGGCTGGGCGGTTGCAACGGCTGGAAAAAGGCGGATTGGTCGCCGCTTGCCGGGCGCAATGTGCTGATTTGGCCTGACTGCGATTCCCAGCGGGAAAAGCTGTCGAAGAAGGATGAGGCAGCGGGTGTGAAGCCGTCAGATATGCCGTATCTGCCGTGGCGCGGACAGCCCGGCATGAAGGCGGCGCTGGGGATTGCCCAAGTTCTCAAGGAGTCGGGCTGTACGGTCAAAATCGTGAATATTCCGAATCCGGGCGTGTGGCCGTCGGGCTACGATATTGCAGACGTGATTTCGGATACCGAGCCGCTGACGACGGTGCGTGAAATGATGGCGGATACGCTGGTTTTCCCGTTTTCAGACGACATTGACGGGCAGCCTTTCCCGCGCCTATCCGATAAGGAGCGTGCGGCGCAAAATGCGCCCACGGCAACGAAAGGGGGCGGCGGGGACGGCGATGATGCGGAATACGACGGAGAAAATCCGCGTTTGGCGGAATTGTTGAAAAATTACGCGCAAATCGGGTTGAAAGAGAAGGTTTTAAACTTGGAAACAGGGGAATCTTTCAGCCGAAGCCAGTTGGAAAAAGTGTTTTCGCGTCCTGCCGTGCTGACTTGGTTTCATCTTCACGATAGAAACAAGCTATCGGAGCTTGAGGCGGGGATTTTAATCAAACAGAAAAAATTGGAGGCGATGGCGGATGTCAGCCCCGTTTTTAAAAACGCGCTTGCCCGCTATATCTACCTGGACGGGACGACGGACGCCTACGACAGGCAGTTGGAAGCTATCGTGTCGCTGGCGGCGGTCAAGGCTGCCGTGCCTGAAGAATTTGACGACTGGAGCAAGTCGCCCGCGCGCCTCGTCTGTCCGATGAGTAATTATGTGTTTGAGCCGGATATGCCGCAAGGTGTGGTGTATAAAAACGAGAAATTAAGCCATATCAATGCGTTCAAGGGCTTGCCGAAAAAGGCTGAAGCGCCTGAAAAGCCGTTCGCGCCGGAAACGCCGCTGGCTGAATTGGAAAAACATTTTCCGAAATGTGCAAACATTATCGGGCTGGTACGGCATTTGTGTTCGGGCAACGGCAATTTGAGCGAGGCTTGCACGGAATGGGTTCTGAACTGGCTTGCCTGCCGTTTCAGGCGGCCAGCCGAAAAGCCCGCTACCGCATTGGTGTTTATCTCCGAAACGCAGGGCGTGGGCAAATCGACGTTTGGCGAGAAGGTCGTCAAAGAGCTTTTCGGCGAGTATCTGCGCCAACTCGACCAAAACGCGCTGGAATCGCGCTTCAATGCGTCGCTGCTGTTTGCACTGGTTACGATATTTGAGGAAATCAGTCCGTCAGACGAGCGGCTGAACGTCATCGGCAAACTGAAAAACATGATTACGTCGGATGTGATTATGGTGGAGCGCAAAGGGCGCGATGCGGAAAAACATAACGACTTCAATTCTTTTATCATTTTCTCGAACGACGAGCGGTCTATCCCCATCGAAAGCAACGACAGGCGGTTTATGGTCTTGTCGTGCAACCGTAAGTATTCGGACGCGCAATACGAGGCATTGCAGGCGGAAATCGACAATGGCGGAGTGGACGAATTCGCGCGGTTTCTCTATGCGCTGCCGCTGATGTATTCGGACGGTGATACGCGGCGGGCATTCACGCCGCATACCAAGCCGCTGACGACAGAAATCAAACGGCGGATGATCAACCTGAACAAGCCTTCTTGGGAAGCTTTTCTGGACGACTGGTGGCGCGGCGATTTGGGCTTGCCCTTCATCTCCTGCGCGGCAGGCGATTTGTGGTCGGCATACAAGAAATGGTGCATAGATACCAAGACTTTCCATATGCAGCAGAAGAATTTTTATGCAAATATGGCAAAACGCTTGGCGGATTGCCGTTCTGATGTGATAATCCACGGGCAGAAGAAGAAGGTACGGTTTTTCGCCGTACCGCATAGCTGGATGTCCCCTGAAAGCCAGGATAAATTTCCTGCACCGAATACGGACAAAACCGCCCGTTGGGCTGAAAATGCCGTCACCAAGGCAGATTATTACGGCAAGCAGATTGAAGCGTTTGCCCTTGCTTCCGATTCCAATCGTTTTTAAGTGGTCGGCAATATGAAAAAACGTTTAAAATCATAATCCCGACAGGGTCGGACGTATTTTCGACAGGGTAGGTAGCAAAAAAAATCCCTTTAAAATCATAATTTAGACGTTTTAGACGTATTAGACGGGGTAGTTATCCCATACGCGCGAAGATATATATATCTTCGCGTTTTTATTTTTTTCTTTTTTATACACCTTGTCATATTTTGTTTTTATTTTTTTCTATACGCGGATTTTTATAAAAAAGTATGTCTAAATAGTCTAAATTATGATTTTAAAGGGAAAAAAGGTGTTTTAAAAGTTGTCCTGCCCCGTCCAGCCCTGTCTAAATCTTGATTTTTAAGGGTTTTTTTAAATTTCCTGCTTCATTGTGTTTCCTTTTTGGTTGAAACCCCGCCCTTTAGGGCGGTAGAATCAGACTTTATTTGGGAGGGGCGTAACCCCTTCCAAATCAGGGCGACACATAGGGCGGTGCTTTATGTGCCGCCCTGTGTGTTGAAACAAGCAAGGCGGATTTCAAGCTGTTTGCCCAGTTGCGCCAAAGCGCGGACGACCGTATCGATTTTGGTTGCATGGTGCAAGCCGGTAATCCGCTGGACCTCTTGCGGCGTGGTTTCCAGACGTCTTGCCAATTCCGATTTGCTTACGTCCTGCGCCAGCATTTCGTTGAGCAGCAATACCTTCGCCATAACCGACAGAGGCAACGCGACCAAGCGTTCGCCTTCTTCGGGGGCGGACGGCAAGGGCGCGGGGCGTTGGTCTTCAAAGTAGAAATCCATTGCGGACTGCAACACGTCTTCCGCCATTTCGACCGCTTCGGTCATGTCGTCGCCCTGCGTAATGGCTTCGGGGATATCGCGGAAGGTAACGATATAGCCGCCTTCCTCGGCGGGGGTAAATTTTGCGGGATAGTACATCTCTCAACCTTTCTGCAAGCCCTTGCGGGCTTGCCCTTATTTCAAACCGAGCTGTTTTTTAATTCCTTCGACCAAGCCCGTTTTCAGCTCTTTGGACGGGTGGCGGGGCAGATGCGACTGCTTGCCCTTGTAATACAACTTGATGTGCCGCGTGCCGTCTTTGGTTTCTACGCCTTGGGCCATCAGCCATTTTAAAAATTCGCTCTGCTTCATTTCATTGCCAGCTCCTGTTGTTTGGATAGGTGTATTATAAACAAAAATGTTTAAATAGCAAGTCTTTTTTAAACATTTTTGTTAAAACTTGCTTATGCAGCGGGCAAAACAAAGACCGCCTGAAACTTGTTTTCAGACGGCCTTCTGCTACTTTATTCCTTATAAATTTGGTATAATTTCCGCTTAAAAAATAAAGCCCTGCGGTATTTCAGACGGGGCTAGCAGATAACTGTTGGGAAAGATTCGATGTTATGAATGACTATTGATGATTTGCTTGCCCATTGGGGCTTTTGGCGTTCGGTTCGGGATGATAACGGACTGGGTTATGCAACCAGTGCGGCAAACCGTGCAATGGCAGGTGATGCGAATACGGGCGGAACGCGTCCGTTGCTGCCTTATGGGGTGGACGCGGATTCGGTGTTTTCTGCGGTGGACAGGGTGGTGATGGGTTTGCCGCGCTTCCATCAAGAGGTGCTTAAGGTACAGTATTCAGGCGGATTCGCTACCCGTAGCGCGAAAGTCAAGGAGTGCGGGTGCAGCGGGGCTTCGTTCTACCGCTATCTTTCGGACGCTGAAGCTATGCTGGCTGTGCGTTTGATGGACGGTGAGGTGGGCAGGCTGTTAAACGGCCGTTAAAAAAGGCTTGCAATCTTGAGACTGGAATGTTTAAATTATGGAAAACTGCGGTTTCGTGCGTTCAGGTGCGATGCCGCGTTTTTTTTCATAGGGCGACGCTTTATGTGTCGTCCTGTGTGTTGAAACGTTGAATCCTTATCTGTTATTAAAGGTCGTCTGAATTTCAGACGACCTTTCTTTTTGGAGATGTCATGCCGGCAATTAGTGTCGATGTCAGCAAAATGGTCGCACGCTTGGATGATGTCCAACGCCGACAAGTCCCGTTTGCCGCTAAAAATGCGGTGAACAAACTTGCTGCACAGGCAATCGGCAATCTGCAAGATGAAATGAGGGATTCGTTCTTCAACCCGAAGCCGTGGACGTTGAACAGTCTGTTTGTCAGACAGTATGCGACCAAGGAGGAATTGACCGCCGTGGTCGATTTCAAGGACGGTGCAAAGGATAGAAGCGCGGGTAAATATCTGACGGCGCAAATTTATGGTGGAAGCCGTCGGGCGAAAGGTATCGAGGCGTTTCTGGTTTCGCGGGGATTGATGCCCGCGGGGTATCGGATTGTGCCGTCAGATGCGGTAAGGCTTGACCGTTTTGGCAATATCACGCTGGCTGCGTTTCGGGCAATGGTGCGCGGATTGAACGACGGTACGCATTTCGCCCTGCTTAAACGACGCGGCAAGCTGCCTGCGGGAATTTACAAACGACAAAAGAGAAAAGTAAAAGCCTTGGTTGTGTATGTGTCAGCGGCACAGTATGAAAAACGTCTCCGGTATTTTGAGGTTGCTGAACAAGCTGTCGTCAGTAATCAGCAGGCAGTCTTTGCCGAAGAACTTGAAAAAGCATTCGCCACAGCCCGATAAGGTACTTCCTGGACTTTCAGCCACGCGGGTAATTCGAGCCGCGATTTCTGTTAAGCGACAGGTTGTCTTAGCTTCCTTCCTTTGGAGTCATGTATTGTGATAGTAAATAAAAAAGAACTTGCAGAAATTATCGGCATATCCGAACGGTCGCTGACTGAATGGCAAAAAGAAGGGTTGCCTGTTGCCAGTTATGCCGACAACCGTGGTCAGGCAAATGAATACGATACCGTTGCGGTTATCCGCTGGATGTTTCAGCGGGAACTGGAACGGCTGAACAAGGAAAAGCCGCGCGACCGGCTGGACAGGGTGAAGGCTGAATTGGCTGAACTAGAGCGGGACGAAAAATTAGGACAGCTTGCGCCGGCCGCGATGTTTGAGCGCGCATGGGGCGACCATGTTTTAGCGGCGCGGACGGAATTTTTAACGATGCCCGAGCAGTTGGCGGCTGAACTGACGGCGACGTCGGGCGTGGAAATAGACCCTGACACCATTGCGGCGTACATCAACAGGGCGCTGGAAAAATTATCGAATTACGGAGCAGAAAACGATGGAGATGACAGCCGCAACCATGCAGGCGCGGATGGCTGAAACGGTGGCGCGGGTGTTGCGGCAGGCGTGCCGGAAATGGGCACCGCCGCGCAAAATTAAAACCCGCGACTGGGCGAACAAGTACCGCTATCTTTCCAGCATAGAGGCCGCCCGACCGGGCAAATACGTTTTGGACGTAACACCGTATCTGGCATGGGAAAACAGCCCGCTTGATGCGCTGGACGACCCGTCTGTGCAAGTGGTTGTTTGCCAGAAATCGGCGCAAGTGGCGTGGACTTCGGGTGTGCTGGGTAACTTTTTGGGCAAATCCATCGATGCCGAACCCAGTCCGATACTGGTTCTGTTCCCGAAAGAAGGGGCGGCTAAAGAGTACATGGACGAAAAATTCGTTCCGATGGTCGAAGCGACGCCCGCCTTGCGCGAGAAAGTCGATACCCGTATCCGGGCGCAAGGGCAGCGGCAGTTGTTCAAGAAATTCCCCGGCGGTTTTCTGAAGCTGGTGGGCAGTAACAGCCCCGCCAGTGTGAAATCATCGCCGGTACCGATTGTGTGCGTGGAGGAGCCGGACGACTGTAACCTGAACCTGCGCGGTCAGGGCGACAGTATCAAGCTGGCGAAGGAGCGAACCAAAACCTACCGCCGCCCGAAAATCGTATTAGGCGGCACGCCGACTATTGCGGGCGTCTCGACAATCGCCGCCGAAATGGAGTTGTCGGATAAGCGCGTCGGCATGGTGCCGTGCCACGAATGCGGCGAAGCCCATGTGTTGAGCTTCGATTACCTTTCCTGCGACGAAGACCCGAACGGCAACCATCCTGTTTTCGGCAAAAAGCTGCCGGAAACGGCGCATTACACCTGCCCGAACTGCGGCGCGGTGTGGAACGACATGCAGAAAAACCGTAATGTGCGTCGCGGTTGGTGGCAGGCGACCGCGCCTTTTCACGGCACCGCAGGTTTTTACCTGAACGAGCTATACAGCCCGTTCCCCGGCAGTGTGTTTTCCGAACTGATGAAAAAATGGTTGACCGCGCAATACGAAGCGGACAACGGCGATATATCGCCGATGATTGCCTTCGTCAATTCGTCCATCGGAATCCCGTTTGAGATGACCAACGACGGTGTAAAGGAAGACGACCTGGCAGAACGCGGCGAAGACTATGCCGAAAACACCGTTCCGCGCGGCGGCCTGATTCTGACTATGGGCGTGGACGTGCAACATGACCGGCTGGCCGTCATCATCCGCGCATGGGGGCGCAGCGAGGAAAGCTGGCTGGTTTGGTGGGGCGAAATCCACGGCACCACGGTGGACGTCAAATCCGACGTGTGGCGCAAACTGGCCGAGATGATTTTTCAGACGGTCTACAAACACGAAACCGGCGCGGGAATGAAGATTGCGGCGGTATCGATAGACAGTTCGGACGGCAATACCTCCGACGCGGTGTATCACTTTGTGCGCGGCTGCCGTGGCGTGAAAGCGGTGAATGTGATGGCGGTCAAGGGCAGCACCAACCCCGATAAAGAGATTTTCAGTCGGGCGCGGGCGATTGACTTGAAGCACAAAAACACCAAGGCCGACAAATTCGGCGTGCAGGTGTACAGCGTCGGCGTATCGCGGGCGAAGGACTTGCTGATAGACGAGCATGCGCGCATCAATCTGGAAGGAAGCGGGGCAGGGCGGATGCACTTTTACAAAGATGTCCGCGCCGATTACTGCGGCCAGTTGTTGAGCGAAGTCAAAGTACCCAGCCGCATGAACAAGCACAAAAAGGTTTGGCAGAAAAAAGTCGGCGTACGAAACGAGGCATTGGACTGCGAAGTCTATGCCCTGCACGCCGCCCGCTCGGTCGGCACGCATACCATGTCGGCGGCAAAATGGGCGTTATACGAAAACGCGCTGTTGCAGTCGGAACTGTTTGCCGAACCGAAACCCGTCGAACAGGTACAGGAAAAAACGAAGGCGGACAGCGGCAGCGGTTTTGCGGCAACCAGACGCCGTAAGGGCGGTAACTTCGTTACCAATTATTGATTCAGGCCGTCTGAATAGATGGCTGTCCAGCCGGTTAAGCGTCAACCGGACGTCAGAAAACGCTTTTCTGCTACATTTCAGATTAGGGCTTGATACGACGTTGCCCGAAGTTAGAGGGTGCGGCCAAGGTTTGCGGCCGCCTTTTAAGTGCAAACCAAGAAAAAGGCCGTCTGAACAGCAGATTTCAGACGGCCTTTATACGGCTATAACCATGAGCGAAAAAGAACAGGTTCTATCACACATTCGGACGCATCCGGGTTGCACATCGACCGGTGTTGCCAATGAGGTGTATGGAAAGCAGAAGTGGAGCGGCTGTATTTTTGCCCGCCGCGATATTGATACGCTGATTGAGGAAGGCTTGGTGGAAGAGCGTTTCGAGGAAGGCGTCAGTAAATTTTATGCAAAAGAGGCCGTCTGAAAATGAACGGTAATGAGTATGTGGTAGAACTTGAAGAAGCGCGAGAGATTCTGAACAGCCTTCGAAAAGCCTACAAGGAACATGCGGCAGGCAGGGGCATGACCAAGCGGTACAAAATCAAAGACCGCGAAATGGAGTTTTCCAGCCTTGCCGATTTATTGAAGCAGATACGGTTCTGGCAGCGGGAAATTACGCGGCTGGAAGCGGCGGCGGGTTTTTCCCCGCGCCGTTCAGGCCGTATCATCACGCGATTTTAGGATGAGCTATGGCAAAACAATCAAATGCCGCGCCGCAAAAGCGCGGTTTTTTTGCGCGTTTGTTCGGCAGGCGGGAAGCCGCCCCGAAAACAGCCCGCCGCAACTTTGCCGGAGCGCGTCCGGTCGGGGCGCTGGCTTCGTGGCAGCCGCAAAACTGGTCG